TCCCGCTAAAAATATAGTCTCGTAGGCTAAGTGGATTTAAACCAGAAGACTACGAATCTTCAATTTCCGGTTCGAATCCGGACGAGACTACTAGAGTTGTCAGCTCAACAACTTTAAATAAATGAGTTCCTGGAGTTTGTAGGTAGCTTCTGCACAAAATCAAAAACCTTCATCTATATGCGGTTATAGCACAGCCTGGTTAGTGCGCTGGATTGCCATTTCAGATACGCGGGTTCAAATCCCGCTAACCGCTCTAAAATATGCTAGCCTTCTGTTTTTGACAAGCGCAGATGGATTTTACGAAGGCCGGTAGATGTAACCGTTGGCGCAACATCATTTATGCGGTAGTAGCTCAACTGGTAGAGCACCGGATTGCCATTTCGGAGGTTTGTGGGTTCGAGACCCATCTACCGCTCTAAAAATTTGGATCTATATGATAATGGTTTTAGTCACGCTGGCTCTTACCCAGTGGGTCCTGGTTCGACTCCAGGTAGGTCCATTAAATCCCCCATTAACTCAGTTGGTCAACGAGTAATCGCCTCTTAAGCGATGAGTCCTAGGTTCGAGTCCTAGATGGGGGACTAAAAAATTCATCCCATGTGTGGTGTAACGGTAGCACGCAGGTTTGTGGCACCTGAAGATTGGATTCGACTTCCAACCTATGGATAATGCGGCTATAACATAGTCAGGTTTAATGTGCTAGACTTCCAATCTGGAAACGTGAGTTCGAATCTCACTAGCCGCTTAGGTAGTGCAATAAACGCTAGAGTAATTTTATAAATATATTATGGAAATAAAATATATTTGTAAATTTTGTAATAAAGAATGTTTAAATAGTAATTCTCATAGAAATCACGAGCGTTTATGTCCTAAGAATCCTGATAGAAAATATGTAAGTTATACAAAAGGAAAACCATCATGGAATAAAGGATTAACCAAAGATACTGATGAAAGATTAAAACAAAAAGGCGAAAAATTAAGTCAACGTTATAAAAATGGTGAGTTAAAAGCACCTCAAACAGGTAAATCAGTTTCTGTAGAAACAAAAAAGAAAATCTCAGAAAGTATGAAGAAAGCTCAAAAAGAAGGACGAGCTTATAATATTGGACAGTCACGTTGGAATAATGAACATAGTATACCTGAAAAATGGTTAATTACTGTTTTAAAAAATAATTTTAATCAAATAGAAAATATTGATTATAAAACAGAAATGTCATTTTATAGATATGCTCTTGATTTTGCATGGCCAGAAAAACGTTTATGTATTGAAATTGATGGTAAACAACATTTATATGATGAAAAACAAATTGAACGTGATATTGAAAAAGATAGATTATTAAAAGAAGACGGTTGGAAAGAGTTACGTTTAAAATGGGGTTATGTTGTTGCAAAAAAAGAAGAAGCAATAAAATTAATTACTGATTTTTTAAATGAAACAGGCGATATCACAATACCTTTATTTAAATCAAAAAATGAATTATGGAAAGAATCTCAAATTAGAAATGAATTAAATGGTGTTTTAAAGGATAAACAAGGTAAATATTGTCATCAAAAATTACCTGAAGAAGAATGGTTAAAACGAAAAGAAATATTATTAAATAGTAATATAAAATTTTCAGAAAAGAATTGGAATTATAAAATACAAAAAATAACAGGATTATCAAGAGCTGTAATTTATAGAACTATTGAACATTTTCCAGATTTGCAAGAATTGTGTTATAAACATAAATAATATGAATTATATAGAATTAAACGATAAAGGTAAGCTCGGAAGTGACGAGCAAAAACTTGCCGACTATTTTGGAGTCGGCAATTATATTACATTTTATAAAAAACATTTTATACAGAATAGATTTAGTATTACAAAAGATGATTTTATTGCTGGTGTTATTCCAGTAATGTTTTCTGCAATGAAAAAACTGGGTATCGAATATAAACATGAAGATTATCCAGAACAATTAAGAAAATATCTTTATCGTAAAATTTGGGAAACAAAACTTGGTTATATAAAAGATAAAGTATTTAATGAATACCTAATCAATCCAATTTTTATAAAACCAAAAGATAAATTAAAGAAATTTACTGGATTTTTATTAAATTCAAGAGATGACTGGTTTCTTACTGATGGTGCTGCAGATGGAACAAATATTATCTGTTCAGAACCAGTTAAATGGGTTACAGAATATCGTATTCCTGTAATTAACAAAATTCCTAGAGATTATTGTAATTATTTTGGAAATCCAAATATACAGGTAGATAAATCAGTCATCCAAAATATGATTGACGATTGGACAGATTCTCCTAAGGCATATTGCTTGGATGTAGGAGTTTTAGATACTGGCGAGACAGCTTTAATAGAAATAAATGATGCGTTTAGTTGCGGTAGTTACTCAATGAGTGCTGAAACCTATGGTGATTTACTGACAACAAGATGGAATGAGTTAAAAGGTTGACGAGAGTCAATCTTTTTTCTATATTATAATCAAAAATTATAAAAGGAGTAAATCATGGGTGCATTAGTATCTAAAGAATACGCAAACGAATTGTTAGAAGAACTTAAAAAGGCAGCAGAAATTAATCCTGCTATGTTTAATCAAGAAAAGATTAAAACGTTCTATGAAGATCTTTATGGAACTGGTGATCAGGGAATTGGACAAGTCTTTGCTGCACTTGACCATGTTTATGAAGAAGAAATCCGTTTTACTGACGAAGAAATTAATGAAATCAAAAAGGTTGTTGGAAAACACGGTTTTGAAATTTTAGAAGAATACAAAAAAGAACCAAAAGAAGAAGCAAAGGCACGTTTAGGAAATGATTACAATCCGGTTCGTGATGATTATAGCTTTATTGGTAAGCTTGGTGAAAAAGAATTTGTTTTTCATGTATGTAAGTTAAAAAAGAAAAACGGTGGTTTCATTGAAGATGCAAAAAACGGATTAGTTCCGATATATAATATTAATCAGTTTTGTGCGAATGAAAAAACGACTAAACATTATTTTACTACACCTGCTGTTCAATTTATTATGATTAATTATATTGACGCAGATTTTAAGGAAATGGTAAAGTGTCTCGATGCTGGCTTGAATTTAAAACAGTTTGAACAAAACAATGACGATGATTATTATCATGTGGTTAGTGAGCTTGAAAATTTGGAACTTGAGAAGCGTAAAAGAGGTAAAGTTCAAAGTCGTTTGAATATTCTTAAGAAATATGAAGAAGATTTAGAAAAGAAGAAAACAAAAAAGAAGAGAAAATAATGCGGTGTTGTAATTGTCAATACTGTTATGTAAATTCATGGGACGAAAGTGATTGGACCTGCAGTATCTTTGGTAGTAATGCTGAAGACATGATAACTGAAGATAAAAACGGAGATTATGGCTGCAGGTATAATTCACGATTTCTTAAGAAAAAAGAAAGAGAAAATGATGCATGGTGGGAACAACGACGAATAAAAGAAAAAGAAGAATTCGAATTAAGACAATCATTAAAATCAGTTCCTAAAGGAATTTTAAAACTAAAAGGCACTGATGAATTTAACATTTATGATTATTTTACTATTGAATAACTTAAAATAAAAATAGCGGGTTTTTGACCCGCTTTTCTTTTAATTACTTCCTATAAATTCACATGCATATTCTTGTTTAAAGAACGATTGACCATAATCTCTAATCATTCGTTCTTTCCATTCATTATTTCTATATGGAATACAGTTCCATTTAATCTTAGTAGGAATAAATGAATTTCTTTCTTCAAGTGCACGTTTCCAGATTTCATAAAATCCATGGTCAATACCATGTGGTGTAGAGATTAAAATCATTTGTGCATCTGGTCTGCTAGCTTGTGTAGGAAATACAGACATTAAGAAATTATCAAAATCAGATTTTTTCATAAACGCTGCTTCATCTAAAATCAATAAATCCACTGTTCTTCCTCTAACTGATCTCCAAGAACATGATGCGGCAATTAGATAACTATGATTTTCAAATTTTAATATTTCATTATTATTAATTGTTGCAACTGGTTTTATAAATTCTGGGAGATTACAGTATATTTCCCTTATTTTATGTAAAATTTCTTTTGCAGCATCTAATTTGTGGCTTGTTATTGCAACTACCTTATCTGGATTAAAAATCATATACCATAAAATGTATATTGCAATAATAGTTGTTTTTCCACACTGTCTAGGTCCTATAATAATATGATTTCGTTTACCAGTATATTCTAATTTTCCAGTTTCTACAAATTTTCTAAGAAGATCTCGCTGATGCTTATATGGTTTGAACTTATCTAAACCATGCTCAGTTAATATTTTTATAAAATGTGAAAATTGTATAATATTTTTTGCACTTGTTTTAACTAAATTAATTTGTTTCTTATTCATTTTTTTATCTTTTATTTTTTAATGTTTACCTTCGGACAATCCATGTCCAATGACATATCATGTTCATCCGCTATGAGTTTTTGAAGGAAAACCCTTCCGCCTATATGGCGTACTACACTGTCGTCTGACAATACGTTTTTGGAAACCTGAACGGTTTATTTATAAAACTGCCTATTTACAAATATAGCAGTTTTTACTATATTATATGTTAAGAAAATTATCTTATCTGGATTTTTAGAGGTAATAATGTTTAAAAAATTTCAGGAATATACGATCAAATTCTTTTATGGTGAAACTTCTTCGGATAGTTTTACTTTTTTCGAAGTCATTTATATGATTTTGATGCTTGCTGAGCTTGCATCTCCTTTTATTTGGATATATGCTATTTTTAAAATAGGATTTAATCCAGTTACTATTTCTTGGGGTGTTTCTACATTGACCTATTGGTTAACTTTTGGTTTGGGATATTATCTTGCAAGATCTAAACCAAGTATTAACTGGCTTAGGTATGATAAACTTAGCATCGAAGATAAACGATTTATACTTAAACTGTCAATAATTTTGTTCTTACACTTATTCTCGTGTGGTATCATGGTTGTAGCATTGCCGTTTATTATAATTATTGCTATTTTTAATGCAATCATTAACAGTATTACAAAACAAGTTTTTCCAGATCCAGTAAAGAAAAAAACTAGTAATGAACTTTCAAATGAATATGATTCATTAATCAAGGATTAATTATGGTTGACAATAATAGTTGCTTAAAATACAAATATCTTACATTTAAGGTTACTGCAGAACGTAATCCGTCTGATGCAATGTATAATTGGACATATACGGTAACTGGTATTGATGCATTTGAAGGAACCAACATTCTTGGTTACTATGATGAAAAGAAGACCGCTCCTGTTGTTCTTATGAGCAACAAGAATATCTATGAATATGACTGGACTACAATTCCATCTCGTATTCGTTCTGGTGTTTTTAAAGGCTATATGGATATGTTTAAAGATGATAAACATATCATTATTGTTAGCGATGCTGTTTTATTACAAGCTGGTGATAATAGTCCGCTTTGCACTGTAGAAACTGCTGGTTTTAAACTTTCTCATGCATTTGAAGGTTATACACTTCAATATATTAATCCTTCTGTATATGAAACTGTATCATCTGAAAATTTGATTCATAATCCAAATACTGAAGATGAAAAAAGAAAGAAACGTGAAGAAAAACGCGATGCTGAATGGAGAAAGCGTTATGGCAGTATTCCAGAAGAACAGCGTCCTAAGATTGCATTTCCAGAAGAAATTAAAAATATTGATTTAAAAAATGAAGAACCATTCTGGACAGAGACTAAAATTGCAGCATTAGCAATGCTTTTGGTTTTTGTAGGTGTTATTACTTGTGCGGTTATTGGTTCTAATATGGTAAATCGTTTTCAATCATGGTTAGATTCACGTTCCAAAGAAGCACTTGCAGCAAGTGTAACAAAAACTGTATCTAAAAATCCGTATTCTAGAGCACAAGCATTGGCGGTTGCTATTGATAGTATGTCAGTATTTGAAGACGGAACAAAAGATTCAATCGATGTAAAAGCTTTGGCTGATTCTATTTATGCTGCAGACCTAGAACATAGAGCTGATTCCATTGCACGAGCTACAATTAAGCGTGATAGTCTTATTTCAGAATTACCAAAAGAAAAGAAAGTTCAAATTGAACTTGTTGCAGTTATTGAAGATGGTGTTACTACAAGAAAAGTTCAAACCGCTGCTGTATTAGATACAATTAGGGAAAATGATGTAAAACATTTGACTAAAGCTATTACTATGATGGCTACTAATATGGCTAAAGATAGACAAACGGAAATTGATACTTCTAAATCATATTACAAAGTAGCTAATAAAGATAACTTTATTAAATTGGAGTAATTTATGGAAGAAAAGTTAACACCATATGAATGGTTACGTGTAATCTTTTATCTAGTTGTAACAGTTGGTGGATTTTTTGCTTCTATGTGGATTTTGTCTGTAATGCTTAGTCCAGATCCATATCAAAAAGCTAAAGAAAACTATAAAGTCGAAAATATTATGTCGACAAAACCTGTTATTAAACATGATATAACAGTTGAAACAAATGTATTTGTTTCTGATGGTGTTACTAGAAGAACAATGAAATCAAAAATTGTCGCTGATACAATTACACATAATATGATACGAACAATTAATAGTAATATGTTAAATGCAACATATCATATGGTTGATACTAGACAAAAGGAAGTTGATTCTGATTCTAAATATTGGAGTAGAAACGTAATACCAGTTAATAGGGAGAAATAATGGAAGAAATACTTAAAAAATATTTAGTTGTCATTGCATTTCTTGGTGGACTGTCAGTATTTTATTTTGTTGGCGATATTTGGCATAAACCGGCATTTCAAAAAGAAGTTGTAGAAGACCGTAAGTTTTCTATGCCTGTAACTATTGAAATGTATACAGTAATTAACGATGGTGTTACAAGACGAATTGTTGCATCTAAGGTTGTAACTGATTCTATTACTCATAAAGATACAGAAATAGTTAATCGTGCAATTAAAGAAGCAACACATAAGATGATTGCTATTCGTCAAAATGAAATTGACCATAATGAAAAATATTGGCGTTCTGCAAAATTTGTTGATATTGGAAAAGAAGCAGCAGATTTTACAAAGTTAAATATTTCTTTTTCAGAGGATGAAAATTAATGGATAATCAAGAACATCATCCACATCTTGTTAAAGTTGGTTGTGAATATAGTAACGACTATTATGAAAGAGAAATAGTTTTTACTAAAAATGATTTTCAAGTTGGTTGTATTTGCTTTCTTTTATTAATGGTTTTGTTTTTGTGTGGATTATTAGTAATGGTAGCAGGTAATAATACAAATAAATTTGAAAAATATCAGATTGATAATGAAAAAATAGAAGCACATAAAAAATTTGTTGAAGATAGTATTGCTCGTTATCAAGTATTACATGATAGTATATTTGAAGCGACAAGAATTCAAGACAGTATAAATGCAGAACTAATAAATCAACAAAAAATTAAAGTTGATTATATTGCATTTATTGACGATGGTGTTACTTCTCGACAAGTTGTAGTTAATACACTTGCTGATTCAATAACACCTAACGATATAACAATTTTAGGAAATTCATTTGCAAAAATGACATATAGTGCTGTTAAAGACAGACAAAACGAAATCGACAACAATAAGGAATATTACACAAAGCGGGTTAAATATGAAGAAAATTAATGATTATGCTAAGAGTCTTTCAGACGGTTATCCAGTAGTGGATGATACTCCTAGTTATCCAGTAATTGATGAAAAAATTAATCAACCAATATTAGATAAAACGGAGACACATACTCCACATATTGAAACAGAAACTCCTCATTATGGAAAACCAAATATTGGATATAAATTTCTTGTAAAATATGGTAAGCTTATGCAAATTAATACACTTGTCACAATCATCGTATTTTCTTTCATAATGGCAATTACATTGTTAATGACTGATATTGAAACTAAGAAAGCACCAATTCCGGTAAATGTTACAACTACAGTTGTTCAACATGATGTAAATAAGGCAATTAATAAACAAAAAGAAGAAAAGAATTATTCAGAATTTAAGCATCATCTTGATTCTTTGTATGAAGCGAGACGTTTTGCTACATTAGAAAAAGAACAAGCTGAAAATGAACGTCATAAGCAGTATATTCGTGATAGTATTATGCAATATCTTCATACTAGAGATTCTATTAGGTTAGAATTGTTGCGCGAAGATAGTATCAAGATTGAACTTGAACGTCAAAAGAAAGTCAAAATTGATTATATCGCAGTTATTGATGATGGTATCACAAAAAGAACTGTAAAAGTTAATTCTATTGGCGATTCTTTAACTGCGGAAAATACAGAAGTTTTAGGTAAATCTTTCTTTACGGCAACATATCAAGCAGTTGTTGATAGACAAAAAGAAATTAACAAAAATAAGAATTATTATAAGTTTCTTAGGTTAAATCCTGAAGATTTCAGAGAATTTGAAAAAATAAAGATGAAATATCAGCAACTATAAATAATACATGGTAGCTGAGGTAAAAAATACAGATGCATATCCATGGTTATGTGGAACGCTTAAAGGTTTGACAAATCCAGTAAGCGATGGAAATAATATAGTTTGTACTAACGAAACTGATACAGCAGATAGCATTGTTACTGATGCATATGACACATTTGGTCTTAAATGTGTCTATTATCGTGTAACTGAAGATTTGCTTAGAGACAAATTATATGGTGAAGACCAGTTAAGAATGATTCAAAGAAGCTGGTATTTCAATGGATATGTCGAACAGTTACCTCCTAATGTAAGAAGCTATCAATTACAGGGAATTTGGGGCGAAGATGTTGTAACGATGTTTGCAAGCATTGACGCATTCAATTATTATTCAACTTATGGCGGTGTTGATAAGAATACTCCGGAAGTATATGAAGAACAACCGCCTTCTATAGGTGATATAATTTATATCCCTGCAAATGATTATTTTTATAGAATTGTAGACGTAAAATATTATGAACAGGCATTCGGTTTAAAACCACATACTTATACTTTTACATTAAAAGTTTACAAAGACAATAAGTATACAATTTCTGCAGATTCTCCGACATTATCAGATCCGAATGACCCAATTTATAAAGTTGCACCAGATTCATTACCAAGTCAATACGAAATTAAAGATATTTTGGCTACTAATGATATGGTTAACAACAGTGCAAAGGCAAATCCAGATCCATATAATAACATAAATGTCATGTATGATCCTTCCAAGGAAACCGGCATATATGTTGATGAACTATAGTGGGTATTTACAAAAACCCACTATTTTGCTATATTTAAAACAAGAAAACCATTAATTGAAAGGAGTAAAAAATGGTCATTATTCTTGTTAAAGCACTTTGTATTACTGTAGTTTCTCTTTTACTTTCATATTTTGGAATTAAATTCATTTCAAAACATATGAAGAACTTTCTTATTATTCTAGGAAGTCTGACATTTTGTGCATGTATTGGTTTAGACATTTATTTCGGTAAATTCTATGAAAAGAATGAAATCGCAATAAAAGTATCTGAAGAAATTAAACGTGAAATTGCTACAATTTCTAATGAGTTTGATATTCATGACCATGTTATGAAAAACAGTCAAAGAAAAGATGGCGTAAATCCAACTTGGGTTTCTAGTCTTGATACTGCATTGTATGAAATTATCGGTGTTTATCGTAAGATTCTAAATAATCCTAGTTATATGCCTTTGATTACTAGTGCAAATGATTATAATGGTCATTCTAAGAATTCTGCACATTATCGAGGTGAAGCAGTTGATATTCGTATTAAAGACTTAAATAAGACAGATAAGAAAAATATTATCGATGCACTTAAGACTACATTAGGTAAAGGTTTTTCTATCTTATATGAAGACGAAGGAAAACCAAACGAACATCTCCATGTCCAACTTAAAAAGGGATAAATATGAAGAGCAAGAATACATATGAAAAATGTGAATGTGGTAAAATCTGTTATAAGAAAAAGATTGATGCACAGTTCGCATTATATAAATGTGAAGCTGCTAGTCGTATGAAAAATGATCATGATAGACATGAACAAAGAATTTATTTTTGTCCATTATGTCAAACGTTTCATTTAACTAGTAAACCTAAATTACCTACTTGGCGAGAATATAAAGGAAAACAAAAATGATAAAAGAATTACAAATGCATCTTTTACGTGCTTATCTTGGCAAGAGAAAAGGTGAAGAGTTGTGTTGTATGTTATTGCTGTCAATAATATGCGGGATATGTAGTATAATTGCCAATATTGTAATATATGATGCTATATATTGTGTTGGTATTATTAAATTTTTAAACGTTTGCTGGACAGTTTTGATATTCATTAGTATATGTACAGGCTTAGCTTTACTTACAACTGAATGTGATATTATTTCTATAGCAAAGCATAGTAGTTTAGATCTAAAGTATAATAATCTTAGTATTAAGGATAGAAAAACTTTATTGCTATTTTCATTTTATGCTTATACTACATTATGTTGTACTGGCGGAATATTTATTTATATTCCATGTATTATTATATACAAAATTTTTAATTTAATTGCTATTACACTTCTAAATAAGATTATTGATCAATGTATTAAGGATGAACCAGAAAAAGCGGTTACTAATAATAAACCAATGATTCAAAAATACGATGATTTACTTGATAAAAAATAATTTTATTTTAGGGGTTTACAAGAACAAAACAAATTACTATATTTAACAACGTTAAAAACAAAAACAACTTTTAGGAAAAAAATTTTATATATATTATAAAGGATTGAACAAATGAAGTCTCTTAGTTTACAGTGTCAGTTACTCAGCAACAGCTTGCTCAGCTGGTGCTTGCTTAGTAATACTCCTGTAGGGACTAAATAAGTTTAATCTGTAATAGATAGAATTTAAAGGTTCCTACGAAAGTTAGGGACCTTAATTTTTTATATAGCTCTATGTGGTAATTGGTAACCGACGTGACTCCAAATCTCGGGTTCTCTGTTCGAATCGGAGTAGGGCTGTAAACGGTCTGTGATTGGAATTGGTATACAGCATCGGCTTAAACCCGGTGGCCGAGATAAAAACGGATTGGGGGTTCGAGTCCCTTCAGATCGATATAACGGTATGTGATGGAATGTATACATGCGGGCTTGAGAGGTCCGTGCCTGAGAGGGATTGGGAGTGCGAGTCTCCCCGTACCGATAAAAATATAAACGTCAGATGGAGTAATCTGGTAGCCTCGCGAGAATGAGAGTCTCGTGTCCGAAAGGACGTGTGGGTTCGAGTCCCACTTTGACGATATTGCCGGTTGGTGTAATGGTAGCACAAGTGCCTCTGAAGCATTTAGTATTCGTTCGAAACGAGTACCGGCAACTAAATTCAAGCTGTCTTGTAACCGAGTGGTCGAAGGTAGCGGTCTGCAAAACCGCTGTGGAGAAATCCCCGTCGCAGGTTCGAATCCTGCAGATAGCTCTAAATCTGGAGTTGTGCACGAGTGGCTTATGTGGGCACCCTGCTAAGGTGCTGGGCGCGAATAGCGTCCCGAAGGTTCGAATCCTTCCAACTCCGCTAAATAACGATCTGTGATTGGAATTGGTATACAGCGTCGGCTCAAACCCGGCGGCCGAGATAAAAACGGATTGAGGGTTCGAGTCCCCCCAGATCGATAATATATCCCTGTGTGGCGAAAATGGTTAATACGCGTCAGACTTAGAATCTGGTGGATTAAATTCCGTGGGGGTTCGAGTCCCCCCTAAGGGACTATAACGATGGTTCGCCATCGTTTTTTATTTTTACGGAACTGGTAGACTCATCCATTATATATAATGTATGGGTTCGAATATAAAACTAAATAAATGGAAATGTAGACATTGTAATAATGTGTTTGAAACAAAAATGTCATTATATGAACATATGCATATAATGCATCCTGAAAATTGTTTTAAAACAAAACATAAAGAATGGATTTGCCAATATTGCAATCAAATATTTTATTCACGCCGAAAATTATATAAGCATTATAAAGATTGTGAAGAAAAAGCTAAATTACCACATGATTCATTAGGTAAAATTATAAATTACGAAAGTAAGCGAAAAGCGACAGAAACATTAAGACAAAAAATAAAAAACGGAGAAATAAAATATAAAGGACATTCTTGTTCTGCTGATACTAGAGCAAAATTAGCAGAAAATATGCAAAAACGCAGAAAAATTCAAAATTTTCAATGTAATTATAATGAATGTGCTTGCAAATTTATTGATGAATTAAATATAAAAAATAATTGGCATTTACAGCATGCTATGAATGGCGGTGAGATTCATGTTGGTCCATATAGTTTAGATGGTTATGATAAAAATTTAAATATCGCATTTGAATATGATGAAAATAAGCATAAACATACAAGCATAAAAGGGCAAGCACGTGATAAATATAGACAACTTTACATAATAGAAAAACTTAATTGTGAATTTTGGAGATATTCAGAAAAAGAAAATTTATTATATAAAATTAATAAAGAAAAAACTATTGAAGATATTAAACAGTTTGAAATTAATTATCCAAATATAACAATTAAAATACAAGAAAAATTACAAAAAATAAAAATTAAAAACGAAAAGAAACCAAAAAGTAAAAAAGAATCAATATATCCAAAAGATAAATCTGGTAAAGGCAATCCAAATATTATATCAGAAGAAATTTGGATAGAACGTAAAAATCTTATTTTGAATTGCGGTATTGATTTAATGAAATTTGGATGGGTTGGCAAAGTTAAAAAACTAACTGGATTAACCCAACGTGAACTTGAAAATACATTGGAACATTTTAATACTGAATTCGAAGGTAAATATTTTAGAAGACATTAGTATTAAAGGGGTTGACAAACGTCAATCCTTTTTCTATATTGTAAAATGACGATAGCTTAGTAGAGGGTGCTGAAATTCGGTTCGAGTCCGATTGAGTCATGGAATGATAGCCGTTCGACCCGGCGTTGGCGTGGATTGCCTGGCAGTATCGTTATAACATTTAACCAATTATGCTTATGGAATTTAGAGTAATTAAAGCAGATTATAAATCAAGATATCATAATTCTTTTTGCTATAATTATGGTATTAAAAATATTCAATATTATATTATTCAATATAAAAAAGACCCATTGTTTTTTGGTCTTATTAAACATGATTGGGAAACTGCAGTATATAATGCACAAGCATTAGCATCAAGCAAATATAATAAAATTAAGGTTGGTAAAAATGCAGGTACTTATGTTTATCCAGAACTTGATATTTTAGCACCTGGTTATGATGTTGCTATGGAAGTGCTTAGACTTGTTAAGGAAAAGCTTGGAGTTGATACTGGTCCTAGAGATGGTATTGTTGTATATGAAGAAATCCATAAAGATAAGAAACCATCAATTAGTAGCAAAGAATTAGCACATAGTTATGATGAATTAATTGAAAAATAGGGGTTTACAAAATAGAAATAATTTACTATATTGTAATACATGAAAATTAAAGTAATAAATGAATCATCAAAAGGATTACCTCAAGAATTACTTTCTGCAATTTCTAGTTTCAAAGATTTTGATACAATCAATGATATTGCAGAAGAATGGAATTTAAAGGTTAAGTCTATTGATTTCATTTATACTGAAGATGAAAAGTTAACAGAACAAAAAATTATTATTGGTAACGATTTTTAGCGAAAAACAAAAAATAATTTTTATATATAATATAAAATAAGGAATAACAATGCAAAACTTACATTATACATCATTTGTAATCTCATCGAACTCAATGTTCGGTTATTCCTATTATATGATGGGGTATAGCGGCAAGTAAAGTTTATTATCAAACTTAAGCTTTATTTGTCGCAGGAAACTGCGACATTTTTTATTTTATAAAGCTATTTACAAACGATAATAAATTTACTATATTACTCCGCACAATAGATTCCTTGGTCCCTTGAGACAAATGTTGTATAGGATTGACTAAGGAAACACCTGGTGAAAGTCCGGGAAAATTTTGGCAGTTTCGGATAGCGGCAATTCCTGGAGGCTGTAACCCTCCCGTCCTAACGGGCTTCCGTAGGTTCGAGTCCTACAGCTGTCACTAAACATTTTGGGTAAGCGCCGAAGTTGGAGAGTCGGATGTGACTGTAAATCACACGCCTTACGGCTGAGTAGGTTCGAATCCTACCTTACCCACTAAAATCGCTTCTGGCACTGTGCGAAAAGAGGAATCTAAAACAGTGGTCGTGTTTAAGAATGCAACAAAGGTGGAAGTCCACTGAAGTTTTGCGGTATCTTCGAGTAAAAACCGTTGATGAGTTTATCGCGGGATGATGCAGTGGCTAGCAGAAGAGGCTCATAATCTCTTAGTCGTCGGTTCGAGTCCGACTCCCGCTACGAAATTTAGTTAGAGGTGTTGCAGAGGGTTCGAGTCCCTACAATGGTCCTGCACAAACTCTAGCAAGGCATGAATGAAGTAACGATCGGTATGGATTTCTTGCCGGTACTTTTAAAAAATAGCATAAGAAGTTCCTATACGCCCAGTGGGCATCCGACTTGAAATCAGACTAATTTACTTCTCGCTATTATTTTTCCGGTGTAGCTCAGTTGGCCAGAGCGACAGAATCATAATCTGTGCGTCGTAGGTTCGAATCCTACCATCGGGACTAAGGGAAACTATAGGAGGCAGAACGGACTGACGGCTCCTATATACGGTGCGCAACGTCGAAGATAAGGTCTAGGGTTTGTAAGTTTCAGTATAGGAGAAACTTATACAGCACGGTTCACTGGTCACTATGAACCATTTTTCGAGGATTCGCCCAATTGGTGGGGCACCTGACTAGAAATCAGACGTGGGAAACTGCATGGGAGTTCGAGCCTCTCATCCTCGGCTAAAAATTTTTTATGGCGGTGTGGCCGAGTGGATTATGGCAACCCGTTTGAAGCGGGACGAGGGTTAATAGCCCTCCGTGGGTTCGAATCCTACCGCCGCCTTGAAAAAAGCCTGTGATTTTATCACAGGTTTTTCTATTTACAAAATAAAAATATTTTACTATATTATAAATTATGATAGATGATGTTTTAATTGGTTCTTTAATCTTTTTAGTTTTGCTGTTATTTGGAACAGCCGGATATGTTTATTTTTATGATTTGGCATGGGACAGATCAATCGTAAGAGTAGGTAAAATTAAAATTAAACATGAACATGGTTTTTATGTAGTTTATGTTTATAATTATTATTGGGAAAATGGTGGAGCAACTACTGGTTTTCATTATGAACGTATAGGTGAATGCTATACAAAGGAACATGCCAAAATAATGGCTGATAGTGCATCAAAAACAATTAAAGATTATTTTGTAGATTGGAGTTCAAAACATAGGGTGGTTTAATTATGATTGATATTCAGGGTCGTTATAATACAGCGAAAGTTTTTACGGATAATATTGATAGTGCGGCATATTCTCAAATTTTAAATATGATGTGTCAATGTTGGGCAAGAGATGTTCAAGTAAGAATTATGCCAGATTGTCACGCTGGGAAAGATTGCGTCGTTGGTACTACTATGACTATCAAAGACAAGGTTGTTCCTAACCTTGTTGGTGTCGATATTGGTTGTGGAATGCTTGTCGCTAAGATTAAGGCAAAGTTTATTGAATTTGGTAAACTTGATAAAGTAATCAAGGAAAAAATCCCATCAGGTAAGGAACACAGAGCAAACCGCCATAGATTTGCAAATAATTTTGATGAACAATTTGAAAATCTTATTGCTGATGTTAGAAGAGAAGAACTTCTGAGTATTTCTAGTCTCGGCGGAGGCAATCATTTCATTGAATGCGATAAGGATGATGAAGGAAATTTCTATATTGTCATTCATTCTGGTTCTCGTCACTTAGGTGTTGCTACTTGTGAATATTGGCAAAATATTGCAATTAAGGATTGTGCTGATTTGACAGCAATTCGTGGTGCTGAAATTTCCAAGTATAAGAACCAAGGTAAGACAGATGCAGAAATTAAGGAATTAATGAAAGATTATGACCATTTTTCTGTTCCTAAGAATTTGTCTTATTTGACAGGTGAACACATGCAAGGATATTTGCATGATATGGAAATTGTCCAACAATTTGCAGTTATGAATCGTGCTGCAATGCTTGATGTAATCGTCAAGGAAATGGGATTTAAGGTTTTAGAAAAGTTTGAAACTATCCATAACTATATTGACCTTAAGAATATGATTCTCCGTAAAGGTTCTATTTCTGCACAAGCTGGAGAACGTGTAATTATTCCTATGAATATGAGAGATGGTTCTTTGATTTGTGTAGGTAAAGGAAATCCTGATTGGAATTTCAGTGCACCTCATGGAGCAGGTCGTTTAATGACCAGAAGCGATGCTAAGAACTCAATTTCTATGCAGGCATATAAAGATGCTATGAAAGGAATTTACACGTCCTGCGTCAGTTCTGCAACGATTGATGAGTCACCTATGGCATATAAGCCTATGGATGAAATTATAACTAATATTGAACCTACTTGTTCTATTGAAAAGATTATCAAACCAGTTTATAACTTTAAGGCAGCTTTCTAATGAAACGTATTTTTCCAATGTATAAAGGTGTTAGCTTAGACAAAGCTGGCATGGGTTATTCTTCTATCCAATCTGCAAAGCATTATATGGATGAAAAGCCAGTGCAGAAGGATTTTGATAAGTTGTTACCAAAAAATTATTGGTATAAGTTTGAATATGTCTACAAGCACAATGGTAGAGAAATGAGTAATCATCATATCTGTGCTGTAGCAAATTACACCTTCCATGATACTGACTACGAAGAACAGTTCTATATTAAGGATTTGACTGGCGAAGATAAGGAACTGTGGGATAAGGTGTTCGCCATTGAGGACAAGTATCGAGGTCGTGGTTGGGCATGGGCTGGTAAGAAGGTTGAAACGAAAATGTATGCATTATTTGTTGAATTGGATAAGCGTGGTTGGTACCACTCGCTGTTTGAAAATGAAGTTGATTACTGTAAGAAGTATAGGGCGTATAAGAAGGCAAACGTTGAATATGTTGAAAAGTCTGTCGAAATAAAGGTAGAGTAAGAATAATTACAAATTTTAATTTCTAAAAATTATATATACTTTATAACATTGAACAAGACGCATGGCTTTTAGACCATGCGTATATTTATTTTTTATAAGTGAGGTATATATGATTAGACCAGTAGTACAAATTGTCAGATTTTATATAATTAACCAGGGCATCACTGGTAGAAGTATTGAAAGTTTAATGGATAATCCTAATTATAATCCATTACTAAAACATTGCGTTGAAACTGTCAAGCATCATCCAGATTGGGCTATTGAACAGTGTAGAAATTATAGAGATCAAATTGATAAGCGAAAGTTCAAATTTGAATCTGGTTCCTGGGCAATGGATATTCGAGACGAAGATTTGCCAAAAGGAACAATTTTAGAACCATTTACCTTAAAACAAGCGTTTTTGGATATTATTAATTGGATTGATAAAAATAGAGCAATATTTACCCAGCGAATTGAAAGAGAAGAAAAATTCAGAAATGAATAAATAGAAACCAGCATTTTGAATGCTGGTTTTTTATTATAAATAATATAAAAATAAAATCTCTTTAAAGGAAATATAATGAAAGACACATTTAAGGCATATTTAGCCCAACAGAAAGCTGATAACAAGTATATGACAGCTCCTTCTAAGGAATTGCTTGGCGAAGGTATTTTTGCTAATAAAAAATATGATTGTTATGCTGTAACGTTGGATTTCAGTAGTGAATATATGACTAAAGCATTATCTAATGTTTTAATCAATGAATATAAAAGTGCATCTGGCGCTGCAGGTTCTAGCGGAACAGATCCAGTTAAGACTCTTATTGGATTAAAACCAGAAGAATTTAATAACAAATTGAAAGAAAAAGTTATTGAAATTCTTGATGAAGTAGCTAAGGCTTCTAAAAATCTTAGAACATTTTTCGGTTTAGGTAAAGAAAGTTCTGCCCTTGCTTATATTCAGACAGAAGGTAATGATGATGGTGAATCCACTATTCTTAAATATATTTTCTTTAAAGCTTCTCCAAGACATCCAAAAGCTTATGCTGAAAGATTTAAAGATGAAATTGGACGTAATTCTAAGATTTCCATTCTTAAAAATGGCATAGATATTGTTTCTGAAACTTATTATAAAGAAGATATTACAAAGAAGAGAAAAGAAAAGGAATTTGAAAAGTTCTTCAAACCAGAAGCTAATAAGGCTGAACTTCTTAATGATAATTTCACGACATCAATCGTTAACAATTTACAAGATAATGTTAAAAAATACTTAACAGAACTTAATGAAAAGAATGAAAAAGGTAATTTAATTTCTGTTTATTCTGTTCCATTTAAAGTTGATGATAAGTTAATTAATGAAACTGCAAGAAATACAAATAATCTTGATGATTTCTATACAGAACTTGCAAAGAAAATTAATGACGCTCTTGTTGCATCATTAAAACAAGTTTCTAAGATTGATGATTACATCGGTTTTATTCCAACAAAGTCTTATGGTTTCAATCTTTACTTTAAGGATAAAGACACGGCTTCTGAATTTGCAGAAAAGATAAACCAAGAAGGTGAAGCTAAAGTAAATGAAAGAAAACGTTATGAAAACAAGATGTCTAAACTTTATCAGTTGCTTGGTGCAAATTCTGATTTAAGTAGCTTATCACATCCAGAAAGCAGTGCCGATGAATTCCTTAGAGGAACATTATTTGCAAGAACTCATATTGCAGATCTCATTAAGGAAAAATTCCCAAGTGCTGAAGACCAGCTTGTAATCTATCAATATATTGTTAAGTATGATGAAGATGAATTAATGAAATTCTTACATCACTTTAATATTGATGTTGAAAATCATGAAATTCGTGCAGCAGTTAAGGATAAATTACAACTTGTTCTTGATAATATTCAGAAAGTCTATTCTGATGAACTTGTTTCTATGACTTCTGAAGGAACTAATATTGTATTCTTCTTCAGAAAAGACGCAAAGATTGACGGCGTTAGAACAAGAATTGCTGAAGCTATGTCTTGTGAAATGAATAGAATTAAGGTTATTAAGACTGCATTAACAAAGAAGGAAGTTGATGCATTTAAGTCTAAACTTTCTGACCTTGAAGATCTTGAATCTTTCTATAAAGCAGTTGAAAAACTCAATGGCGAAACGGTTAAACTTATTAAGGGTGATATTACATTAGACGAATCTGCAATTAAAGAAACTGTTACAGATAGTTATCAGGATCAAGTTCTTGATTTACTTATCGGTATTACAAAGAGTGCAAAAGAAGTTGAAGGTTTTGTCGGTATTATCGTTGCTAAATCCAAAGGCGTTATTGAAGTTTATTTCAAAGATCAAGAATCTTATACACTTGGTAGAAAGAATATTTTACAGGAAAAGGGTAAATTTATTAAATCTATGCCAGAACAAGGTTCTTCTGTAGAAATTGCTAGAGTTGATGCTAAGAAGATGACTAATATTATTCAACCAGATAATATCAAAGACTACTTCGAAAATATACTCAATCAAAAGAATCAAGAAGCTGCAGAAGAAGCTGATAAAAAAGCTAGAGAATTTACATATAGTACAGTTATTCCATTTAGTGTAGAAAAATTTATTGAAAAACACAAAAATGATAAGCTTGAACGATTAATTGATGCTTATGGCATAGAAGTACCAGAACCAGAACAAGTTCGTACTGAATCCGTTGCATTTAAAACATTGTTTAAAAATTCTTTATTAAAATCTATTAATATGCTTAATGAAGCAGAAAAAATTAATCCAAAAGAATCTACAACTAAACGTGTTATTTTAACATTACAAATGTTAAAAAATGATAAAGATAAAACACTTGAAAAATATTTAGTTGAAAACGATCAAGGAAAAAGCATTTTTGATGATTTAATTAAATATAAATGGATGTATGTAGTTGATGATGCTATTAAGACAGCGATTACTTCAAATAATTTTGTAGATTCTAAAGTTATTGCAGAAAATTATAAATCTGAAATAAGAAATGATGAACAATTCATTATTTATTCAACTGGAAAAGCTCAAGAATCTTTAGGAAAAATACTTAGAAGTAATTATTCAAAAATATTTAGTAATATTTTTATAAAAGATAGTACTGCAGTGGATTTACAACATATTGAATTAAAACAATCTAAAAACTTTGAATAAAAATTAAAAACCAGGTTAAAAGCCTGGTTTTTTAATATAAATAAAAATATGGCAGGAATAACAACACAAATTAATGATTTTACCAATAACAAGTTTATAGTTCGTTTTTCAAATCTTGTTAATATGACGAACTTTGACCTTGATACTCATATTTTAGATAACTATGTAAAGAATGTAAGTGTTCCGGATTTTTCTATTCCAATGCTCGACACAAGATATAATCATGAACGTCAATTACATCCGAATCCGATTGGTGCAAGAGATTTGCAGACAATGAATATCGAGTTTATGCTTGATGAAAATATGCAAAACTATTATTTGTTCTATTGCTGGATTTATTGGATGCGTTTTGGCGAACCTGTTGGAAAAACTAATGCAAAAGGACAAGAACTTTTACGTATGGACTGTATTGATGCAATCGAATTAATTTCTTTAAATAATAATAACAAGATTATTTCAAAGATGAAATTCAAACATGCTATTCCAAATAATTTGGCACAGCTTTCATTGCAATATGGTTCTGCTGACAATGTTACTTATGTTGTTACATTTGAATATGAACAAATTGAGTTACAATTAGAAAATAAAGAAGATTTAACTGAAACTATTGATAGAACTATTCAGTAAAAATCAGATTTAATTATTTACGGGCTTTAAACAGCCCGTTTTTTATTATTTTATAAATATTATAAGTGTTAAGAGACGAATTACATATAGATATAGATGATAATGAATGTGAATTAACCAATAATATAGTAAATGGTTATTTTTATATTATGCATTATCATGCATCAACCGAACAAGCCAATAAAGAAGGTTTTGACCGTGCACCAATAATTTATTGTTTCGCACCTGATCAAAATAATATAAATTGTTTTTGGGGCGTCAATTTTCATTATTTTGATAAATCCAAGCAAGTGTATATTTTAAATCGTATGATAAAATATTATAATATAACTGATGGAATGAACAAAAGAGTATTAATCGATACTAAAGGACTATATAATATCTATTCTAATATAGTTGAAGGAGTTAGATGTTATAATAGAAAAAATGTATTAGGAGCATATAGAATTAAAAATCTATATATTCCTAAATATATTGAAATTCCATCTAAATTTGTCATCACTACAGATAATAAAGAATATACAGATTTTGCACTTGCACCTGGAAATAAAGGTTTTTAATGGATTATCAAAAGATATATTGGAAAATAATTTATAGAGCACAGACACGAGATAACAATTTATTATTAGAAGTAGAAAAGCACCATATTATTCCACGAAGCGAAGGTGGTTCGTCTAAAAAAACAAATCTTGTCGAATTAACTATAAAAGAACATTTTATAGTCCATATGCTATTAATTAAAATGGGAAAATGTCTTAAATATTGTTATAGACATCTTAAATCCAGTAAAGACTATATTAAAGAAAAAAGAAAGGAACGCAAGAAGAAAGGTCTTTACTATGAAGGAAAAGAACTAGAATATGATGATTATAAATAATGTATGAGATTATTACAGGAAGTTTCTAGTTCAGTTATCAAAAATACTTATAAAGTATTTACAAAATTATTATTTAATAATGATGCCAGTAAAGGCGAAGCGGTTATGACCAAAGATGGTAAACCAATTAAAACCATGTCTGGTCAAGAACAAACAGTCAATCAGTTTTGTGAACGTATGCTTGTAGAAGCATTATTTAGAACTGGAACTACAGAAAATGTAGATAGACGTTTTGAACCTGGCGCTGCAAGAATAGCAATTACAGAATGTGGTTGGAATCCATTAATAGATAATAATGAAAATCTAGATCCTGTTAAATTAGGTAGATTTAAAATCATTCTTGAATACATAACAAGAAATTTCAATAATCGTGAAAAAATAACTAATGATCTCAATGGTGAAACTTATCAATCATTGTATGATACACTTGCACCAAGAATTAAAGAAGAATCTGAAAAAGAAGATGCTGAATTACGTAATTTACAAAACATCAAAAGCGACCATGAATATAAAATAATTCGTATCGATAGTTTTAGAGAATCAAGACTTTATTATAATTACACTAATCCAAATTCACGTTGGTGTCTTACATATTCTATTACAAATTATAATGGATATACAGCAAATGGCAGAAATACTATGTATTTTTGTTTACGTGATGATATTGATACTGTAAAATATGAAATTGGACCAAATTGTCCTTTGGATGATTATGGTAAATCAATGCTTTGCATTATAGTTAATCCAGATGGTAATCTTTCGACATTTACTACCAGATGGAATCATACTGATGCAAATAATAAAACTGTTGCTGCAGACCATGGTGTTGGTAATAAAAAAACAATTAGCCAAATCGTAGGTGTAAATTTTAATGACGTATTTAAACCATATAATGGTCCTAAAAAGGAATTTAAAGTCGAACGTAAAAATGACTTTGAAATTGGAACATTAATGCATGACGATAGTCAATTTATTGATTCTGTTCATGATAATTTAATCCAATTATATAATGAATTACAGTCGCAATATGACGAAGACAATGATTCTTTTGATGATCCAGAGGATTTAACATGGCAAGATATGATGGATATACGTGACTGGGACATGAGTGCTATTTTTACGCCTGATGTCTTGGAAAATCTTAATGAAGAAAATACTAGTGCATTTGGTAATACTTTATTATTGGTTACAAATAGTGGTTATTATAAATTAGTATGTCCTGAACAGCCAGATAATGTATCGTCAGATTGGTGCGATGATATTATTGCTGTTTCTATAGGTGGTAGTGATAAACGATACGGAATATTTGCTATAAAAGAACATAATGTTGATTATTATAAATTAATTTCAGTTGATACTTATAATAATGGTTTACTTGATTTAGAAATTAACTTTGAAAATAAAATTTCAAAAATACATGGTGAATCAATATATGATACTACTGAGTATTTTGTTACTTTTTCTAATAATACTCATGGTCTTTTACATATTTCAAACAATTTTAGAAAAATAACGCTAGAAACAACTGAAATAGAATTGCCTGAAGCATTTATTAACAATTTAGAAAGAGTAGAAAAAATTGCTGGAAATGATGAAGATAAAAATTTGTTTTTTAAAGTAAGAAATCCAGAAACACAAAAATTTAATTTAATATATCAAAAACATAATTTTAAACTTGAACTTAAACCAGAAGATGAATTTGAATATACAGAAAATAGTAATGAAATTAGAAGAATAGTAAAATCTTCAGATTCAAAAGATGTTACTAAGTTAAATATGCCATTGATAGTTTCATTTGGTTCTTTAAGCGGTAAAAAAGCAGCAATAGATTTAAAAACATTTACTTATCTATTTAATAAAAAAGGTTGTATTGTAGAAACTGGAAATCAAGAGGTTTTTACATATATACCAGATGTTGAAACTAGTAGAGAACTTAAAGATATTCATCATGGTAATATTGAACTTTATACATTTGATTATCAAACTAAAAATTTAATTCATAAAACTATAAATGATGTATATTTTAATGAAAATGTAATAAGTAATATAGCTCGTTCAAAATATAATTTTAGATTTATTGGCGCTGCATATACTAATAAAGAACGAACAATGATTATTGTTTTTGATGTTAAAGGTAATATATTATATAAAAGTAAAGAACCAGAATTTAGTCTTGATGAAAAACATGATGTATATTTACATTGTGATTATAGTGAAGATATAGCTGTACTTGATGATAGACATCTTTATGGTAAAAAGCTAAAATTAATTAAAGCAGATGAAATAAATAAAATAACAAATGAATCATTTATTTTAAAATATGCGGCTTATTTACTAGGTTAATAAGAAAAACTAAATTATTTTTACAAAGTATTGCAATCTGCAATACTTTTCTATATTTAATGTAAAATTAAGGAAACATATAATGAAAGTATTAATATTTGACATTTCAAATCTTATGATGAGATGTCTGTTCGCACAGATACCAAGTCCAGCAGAAACGAAATTCAGAGAATTTAAAATGACTTTCTTATCATCGTTTATGAAAGTCATTAAAGACAATAATCCTGATAGAGTTATTGTTGTAGAAGATTCAGAAAGTTGGAGAAAAGAAATATATCCAGAATATAAAGCTAATAGAGCAGCAAAAAGAGAAGCATCAGTTGTTAACTTTGATGTTTTCTTTCCTGTTTTTGCTGATTTTCTTGAAACATTACAAAAATGCTTTGGTAATATTCAATTTATAAAATTACCCAGAACCGAGGCTGATGATATCATAGCAGTTATCGTAAAAAATAAACCAGAATGGGATATTATAAACGTTTCTGGTGATAAAGATTTTTATCAGTTATTTTCTTGCAAAAATTATAGACAATTTGATGGCGTAAAACACGAATTTATTGAATGTTTTAATCCTGAACAAGAATTGCTTGTAAAAATTATCCTTGGTGATAAAGGTGACAATATTCCAGGGCTTAAAAGAGGTGTTGGTCCGGTAAAAGCATTAAATATTATAAATGAAAATCTTGATAAATGGTTGGACGAACAATGTCTTAGAGACCGTTATGAAATGAACACAAAGTTGATTTCTTTTAATTGTATTCCTAAAGATATTGAAATTCCAATATTAGAAACTTTAAATAGTTTTGTTCCTGGCAAATTTGACGCTAAACAATACTTCAAATTTGTTCAAATGTCGGGACTTCCTGGATTAATGTCAACATTTTCTGAATATTCAATAATTATTAAAAAGTTAAAATAAAGGAATGGAATGAGTTATACACCAAATCAATATTTAATTGAAGGTCTTTCAGCTCAGCATGTTATATACGGTAGATTTCTTAAAAAATATAAAGAATTACCTAGATATGATATTGAAGAAGCGCCAGAAGGCTCAAAAATGGACATGGAAGACAAAATTGATATTGTTAAACATGATACTGTAGATGATATTAAAACATTTTATGATGTAAAAAGTTCGAAAAATGCTGATAAAATTACTTATACACATATTAATGGTAGAGGTGAAAAAAGTAAAATTTATTCAGGCGATTTTTCTATCGATTTAATCTTTACATTTGATACATATACAGAAGGTTATATTGTAAAAGCTAAAACTTTTTATGATGCATTAATTTCTAAGATAAATTCTGGGCAAGAACAAGTCAGTAAAAAATATCCAGAAAAAGGAAGATATGTCTGGTTTACTAAAGACGAAATAATTGCACTTGCTATTGATAATATTTAAGAAATAAGGGTTGACTGAAAACCCTTATTTTTTTATATTTTATATCATGGAACTAAAGTATAAACATCTTTACAAAACAGTATTAAAAGAATATCAGAATCTTAGTAAATGTGCTAGACTTAAGGTTGCAGCATTGCTTGTAGAAGAGGGAAGAATTATATCTTGCGGATATAATGGAACTCCATCCGGTCAAACAAACTGTAATGAATTATTTAAAGTCGAAGCAGATAAATATTATTATAGAACGACCAAAGAAGAACCATGGCTAGAAATTGAAGAATCTGAATGGCGAATAAAACATCATGAATTTTCTGAAAGAAATGAAATTCATGCTGAAATGTCAGCTATTGGTTATGCATTAAAAAATAAAATTGATATTTCTGGTGCTTCTATGGTTCTATCTCATGAACCTTGCGAAAATTGTAGTAAATTAATTTATAGTGCTGGCATTAAACATATTATGTATGTTAATAAATATGATCGTGGTTCAAAAGGTCTTGAATTTTTAAGTAATAATGGAGTTGAAATAGAACAAATATGAGTAGTATAAATTATAGCATGATTGTTGCAGCATCTGAAAATAACGTCATTGGTAAAAATGGAACAATGCCGTGGCATCTTAAGTCAGATTTGCAGCGTTTTAAAAAACTTACAGACAGTCACTGTATTATAATGGGTAGAAAATGCTATGAATCTATTGGTAAACCATTACCTAATAGAACAAACATTGTAGTTTCGTCAAATATGGAACTTGAAATCCCAGGCTGTATTGTAAAACCATCTTTACAATATGCTGCAGATTATGCAAATTCACGTAATGATTCAACACCTTTTATTATTGGTGGCGGAACATTATATAGACAAGCAATTAATCTTGTCAATTATCTTTATTTGACTCGTGTCCATACAATTATCGAAGACGGTGATGTTTTCTTCCCTGAAATTAATATGAATCAATGGGAAATCATTTCAAGCGAAGATTTTAAGGCTGATGCAGATAATGATTTCGATACGACATTTATGGTATTAAAGAGGAAACGATAATCATACATTTTAAAAAGTTTATAAATAATGTATGATAGTAAATTTCCAGGAATTAGACAAACGACTTGAGAAGGTTTTAAATGTTATAGTCTCTATGGGCTTTTCTTATGAAATGTTCTCAAATCAAAAAATTAATATTATTGATAATAACGTAAGTTTTGCAGAAAAACGCAATATTGGTGTAATAACCTTGCTAAAATCTGGTAAACTTACGGTTCGTGTTTATGGGTATAGAAAAAGAGTAACCCTTAAATATCGTATGAAATCCAATGAAATTGTATTTACTATAAATGCAAAATTATCGGATGTTGGATCCAGAACACGTGCATTACTCAAAAAATACATAACTGTAAATAAAACTTTATAAATAATATAAAAGAATTATAGGAGTTTAAAATGGATTCTAAAGATATAAATTTCAAAGAATATCTCGAAAATAAGAGAAAGATGGACGAAGAACTTCAGATGCAGCAGCAACAGCAGCAGAAATCTGAAGCTGAACAGAGCTTGCAGACCCAGGCTATGAACGGTTCTGCAGAAAGCTTGATTAATCGCTATGTCGGTCGTGGTGATTTGAAGGCTGGTCTTGCTCAGCTTGGACAAGATTTGGGCAATGCAATCGTCAATTATGCACTTAAGACATTTGTCACTGACGATATGTTCGATTCTCAAGACGCTAAGGCTAAGTATCAGAATATTATTAACCAAAAGATTCAGTTACAGGCTGTTGGTTCATTGGTTGACATTCTCAAACATATGGGTATCGATATTCAGAATACAAAGACTGCATTGACAATTTAATTTTCAGTAAAATTCTTTTAAAAAAGACTGGTTTTTTAACCAGTCTTTATTTTTATTTAACTAAAAAAATTATAAATAATATAAAATTAAAGGAATTATATATGAATTACTTATTTAAACATACATTACATTTTCTTAATGAAAATATAAGTGACGATATTAAGCGTCTTGAAAAAAATATAGCTGATATTAAGAAATCACTTAATGCATTAGATACAAATTATAATAGAACTAAGACTGCATTTGAAAATGGCGAATATTTAAACTCAGAAAAAGAAAGAATAGATGCAGAACTCAAAAATGTTTCACTTCCGCCTAATATGAGAGCTGAATTAAGACGTGAACGTTCTCAATTGCCTACTAAAATTAGAGATGATTCTATCAGATTAACAACAACTTATAATAAGAATAGAGATGATTTAATTAATAAGTTAGAAACTGCACAAAAAAAATTAGATGATTTAAATAGTAATTATGATACTGTAATTGCTAAAGAAACTGCTGCAAAAAATGAAGTTGATAGATTATTATCTTCTACAAAAGAAGATTTAAGACAAGAAATTGTAGATAATACTCGTTATTTTAATGAGTATGATGGTAAAGAAGATTATGCAACTTTTTATTATCTATTAAATAAATTAAGTACAATATATAATAACGGTTATAGAGATAGTGGTTTAAAAAATATTATTGATTTTTTAAATATTTTAAGAACAAAAATTACCACTGGTAGAGGCGCAGAGGACCGTGATAAATTTGTTGATTTTGATGAAATTGTATCTGTAATTAATGATAATAGAACGCAAATTGAAATTAATCGTTATAATGATACTATTATTACTAATATAATTGACGGTATAGTTGAACGAAAAAAAGCACAGAAAAGAAAAGATGCTTATGGTGAAACAGAACAAGCTAAAAATGCAAGAGCTAAAGCAGAGTTTAAAAAACGTTTAACTGAAATTCAAAATGCGTTAAATGCAAGAGCACGTGGTAAATATTTAGTTACAACTACTGCTACAGGTGATGCTGGTAATGTTTTAATTGTTGATAAACAAAATAAATTGCAATATACTTTATCTGTTGTAGAGCAAGCAACATTATCAAATGCAACTACATCTGATATTGTTAAAACAATTTTGGG